TATGACTTGATACGAGAAATTGAACAAGGCAAATGGGATGGTAAAGTGGACTTAGAAGAATAATGGAAAAAGTAGACGCCAGAACAAGAATGTTTAAAGAAAAGTTGAAGAGACTCAACTATAAAAAACATATTACAGATGCAATTGAGGCATCATCAAATGTCAAACAAGTAATGGAAAAGATTGCTGACTTTGGTATGATGTCAGATGCAGGTAATAAAAAAATTGCTCGTGCTGTTGCACAATCTAAGAACGAGAAAGATTTAAGAGCAAAATTAGATAAAATATCTAAAATGGCAAAGGGTAAGTATGCAGAGGCAGAAGAGGATGAAGTCTTCAATCGTGCCATGGATGCAATGCAATCGAAGGCAACTGGTGTACAGAATAGACCAGATGCAACGATGTTAATACAACTTCGTAAATTCAAAGATGGAACCAAAGATGGTGAAGTTAGAACAGATGATATGAAGAAGATTAAAGTAAAAAATGCAGATGCAGTCAAAGTTCATGACACTTTAATGAAGGTTCGAGCACCAATTCGAACTAAATACTTACAACTATTACAAAAAGACAAAAACACTTTTAGTAAAACATTTAATGCAATCTTAAAGGTTGCGAAATAGGAGAATAAAATGGCATTATGGGGAATTTCAGATGCAGACGAATCGAAACCTAAGTGGTTAAACGATGCAGATAAGAAGAAAGTTTACGCTGACGCTAGTGGTTGGAGATTTGAAAACCCTAAAAGTGGCGCAACAGATGAAGTCTTATGTGCAGTAAGTGGACTTGCAGTTTCAATTGGTTCTGCTGATATTACAGAAATAGAATTTATTTCAACAGCATTTGATAAATCAGCGGGTGGAACATTATCCGTACGAGTTAGATTTAACGAGGCAGTTGCAGTCACAGGCACACCACAACTTACAGTTGTAAATGACCAAAGAGCAAATCATGTATTATCATACGCAAGTGGTACAGGTTCTAACGAACTAGTATTCAGTCTTGTAATTGGTGCAGCTAACGCTGCTACAAATGCAGGTGATGTTCTAAGTATTGGTGCAAATGCAATGGCATTAAACAGTGGTACTGTAAAAGATAACGGTACTTCTACAAACGCAACTATTACCAATATCGCAGGAATTGGTACTGCTGCTGGTACAATTACAGTAGTTGCATAGTAGAAGACTATGGCATATGTAGTCGTTCCAGGTTCGAATAATTTATGGCAGTATGATAATGCTGCCGTAAAATCTGATTCAGATACTTACAACGAATCAAATGGTACGGTTGCAAACGGCATTAGAACATTCACTACACCAGGTGGTAATGTCGAAAGGGTCTACATTAAGTGTAGAAAAGTTGGTGAAACAATAGTTCGTGGTGAGTTGAATAAAAACTACTACGATGCACAATAGGAAAAATTATGAAATCATTTAACGAATATTTAATTGAAAATTTAGGTGGGGACTTTGGTTTAGACTCAACAGTACCTTACGACATAGATTCCCAGGCAGTTAAGAACAAACTTAATGCAGTTTTGGGTCATGTTGCAGTGTCAGAGTTTATGAATCCTCTCGCCGCTATTCAACAAATGGAATCAAAACTCTCTCAAATGGGTCTACATAAGAAAGTTCAAGTAGAAGGACATGGTGTAGTACAAGATGAAGAGTTCTCAGGTTCAGGTGAATTAAACTTAGAGTTTACTCAATTTGGTGGGGTGTTTGGTAAATCAGTAGATACACCTATCGATGAGATTGAGAAAGAAGAAAGAAACATTTCTCTCAAAGTTAAATATGAACAGTTAGAAACTGGTTCATTCAAAGTTTACGGTTCAATCGTTTAAACTTCTTTAGTTGAGTCTACTAAATACTAGTAGACACAACAACTAAACAATTATATTATGGGTCTATTTGACAAAATCACAGCAAAAAACTTTAACGCATACGCACATAAGCATTATGATGACCCCCAATGTGAAGACATTGAGGACTTTAATGAAGACTTGCGTAGGTTTAGATATCTAAAACGACTACTTCATCGTTACCATGAGAATGGTGAATTAAGAGAACGCCTCATGTTGAATCATATTATATGTTTATTCAATGTGTTTGGATTTGAGGCATGTATGAGAATGTTGCAGTTTAAGATTAAAGAAGAAGAACATTGGTCATCTATAAAGACTATGTTGTTATATCTTGAACTCATACAAGAAGGTTGGTTGATAAACTACCCTATAGATGATAAACTTGCACAACGATTGAGAGAACTGTAGTCATTCAGATTGCATAAATAGATATATGGTCGGAAGAGTAATAGACAGTTTAATCGTATTCAGGATTCTTAAGATGTTGACAACACCTTTTGAGAAGACACCTGCCTACAAGTTTGGGTTCATTGACCAGAATGGTGTAAGAGTCAAGTTCATAACAGACCCAGAAAATAAGAATCAAAAACTTGCAAACAACCCCAAGACAAAAGAAGAGAAGAACTCTCTCACACCTTTACATAGATTAGTATTCAATCTAAAGAAACTAATTAGAAAAGTGCCTGGTGGTAAGTCACAATTGGCATCATATGCAGTTGCACTTGGTTTACTCAAAGAACATACTAACTTAGATTCAGAACAGGCAGACCAGTTGTATGAAGACTTTTATAGATTACTGAAAGACGAAGATGCATTTCAACCAGAGATGATTGAAGAGGCACAAGACATTGGTAAACTATGTTCTCTAAAAATGCATGGTTCTGATTATCATCTAAGAACTCAAATCAAACAGAACTTTGATGAGAATGAAGAAATCAAAATATATCCAGAAAAATCAACAGTCACCAATGTTGCAGAACATAGTATAGGTTATGGTGTACTAATATATGAGGGGTACATAGGGGAAGATAGAGTCCTGTTTACCGCAGAAGATGTATATTAACGAAGTACTATATCATATTGATGAAGACTACAAACAATATTGTGATGCAATAGACTCCATATGTGAAGAACTTCTAGTTGAAGAAGACAAGAAGAAAGATGCATGGTTCTTCGACATGTCTACAGATAAACAACAAGACTATCTCAAGTCACATCCAGATTCAGACAAGGCAAAAGAACTCAAAAGAAAACTACAATCAATGCCCAAAAAGGGCGACCAAGGTGATACGAGACCGGCACCGGATAAAAAATCTCCGAAGGGGAATGTAGCGAAGACAAATCCCGACAAGGACGCCACACCTTCTGAGAAACCTAAGAACGATGTTGGTGGTTCATTACCAACTCAAGTTGCAGACTTAAAACAACACATTGGTGAATTAAAAGATGCAATAGGTTTAGATATCGCAACGATTGGTAAGGCATTTAAAGAACCTTCAGTATACAATACAGTCAAGGCGATTGGTGGTTCAATAACTGCAACATCTAAGACCATAATGGGTTCACTTAGAACTGTGGGTAAGACTCTTACAGTAGGGGGTGCCGCTATACATGACACTAAGGCATTCCAACAGTTAGAAAAGGGTCTAATTAAAACAGATGAGTTCATGCAGAAAAACAAAGTACTCGCAACTATGAGTGCTGTTGGTGTATCTAGTCTCGCAATTGCACAATGGTTAAGAATGTCATTCTCGGGTGATATAGAATCTGATTTTGACTTGACTATTATACCTGCCGCCTTTGCAGGTAACGCTGGGTTCGCAGACTTGATTGCAACGCCAGATGGTATCAAAGGTATTGGTTTATTGAGTGCTGGTATGGCAACAGGTGGTCTACCTATATGGATGGGTGGTCCTGTTGGTCTTGCAATGGCATTAACATATTCAGGTTTAGTCAGTGCAGGTGATACAAAGAAAGGCGCTGAGATTAAAAAGAAAATGGTCGATTGGGCAGATAGTATGAGGTCATCAACTGGTGATGTACTGAGAAAAGTTGACAAGAAACTTGGTCTAACAACAGAGTCATTGATGAATCCATCGAACATAGATAAACTTCAATTCAATGTATTTGAGAAACTAAAGAAACCCAAATATCACAAAGTAGAGATATTTGAAGATGGTTGGTCAGAAATAGAAATGATGCCCCCACCTACAAATAGTTCTAAAACAACTAAGTCAGAATTAGAAACAGTCATCAAAGAGTCAAACAACGCAACAGATGACATCAAAAAGAAATACATCAATTGTGCCGATGACCCATGTTATTATATCAAAGAATACATGGAAGACTCAGACTTAGAGTTTGATGAAGAGTATATGGATTACATCGTAGACCAATGTACACCAGTAATCAGACACTTTAAAAATTCATTCAACAGACCTAGACCATATCAAGTTGCAGAAGCACTTAATATGAAACTTAACAAATGGAAAACAGGAACTGCAAACTCTCCTTCATATCCATCAGGTCATTCAATGCAACCATATCTGGTTGCAAACTTCTATGCAGAGAAATATCCAGAACATGAGGGTAATCTTAGAGATGCCGCTGATATATGTGCATATGGAAGAGTTCAAGCTGGGTTGCATTACCCAACAGATTATAACGCAGGTATACAACTTGCAGATGAAATGGCAAAGTATCTTAAAGATGACTTAAAAGAAGATGCGCCAGTGAACGCTACAGGTAGTGCTGTATCAACAGACACACCTTTAGTAAGAAGTAGAAACAAGTATCTCAAAAAGAACAAAGAAGATTCTAAGAAGATTTTCGGTCTTTTAAAAAGATACTCTAAGTAAATTATGGAAAAATTCTTAAACTATTTGGCTCTAGGTACCTCTCTTGTAATTGCAGGTATCGCCGCCTATTTCTCAGTTCTTGGTCTTGCAACTATATTTGCAGGTGCATGGTTATCAGTTGTCATTATGACTGGTGTATTAGAGTTTGGTAAAATAGTCACTGCCGCCTATCTACATCTATTTTGGGAAAGACTCAATTACATGAAGTATTATCTAACCCTATCAGTTTTCATATTGATGTTAATTACATCATTGGGTATCTTTGGGTTCTTATCAAAGGCGAACATAGACCAGACACTTAAGGGTGATTCGTTTTCACTTGAGATGTCAATCATAGAGAAGAGAATAGAGGGTGAAGAGGGTAAACTAGAGAGACTAGAAACACGACTAGAGGGATTAGATTTAGTTATTAGTACTGCAAGACCCCAAGATAGAAACTACATTGACCGTAGACAAAAAGAAGAAAGGGACTTGATTGCACAAGATATGGATGTTATAATTGAACAAGTAGTCAAGTACAATGAAGAATTGATGCCTCTCAAAAGAGAACAACTCATGCAAGAGGGTGAGATTGGTCCGATTAAGTATGTTGCAGAAGTGATATATGGTCAGGAAGAGAGTGTCAAGTACCTTGACAACGCTGTTAGGTGGGTGATTTTTGCACTCATCTTTGTGTTTGACCCACTTGCGATTTTACTATTGATAACATCAACAAGTCTTATTGCAAGAAAGATTGAGAAAGATAAACCAAAGGTAGTTGAGAACAGATATGTCATTCAAGTACCCAAAAAGAAAGTTCCCAAAATCAATAAAACCGACTAGTATTTTGACCATAATTACTGTATAATAAGTAGTAATGTTATGGTTAGAGCGAAAATACTTGTCGATGGTCATGGTCTACTTAGACCGTGCCAAATGGACAAACGAGAATACGATGAATCACAGGTGCAATTACTGTGGTGATTCGCAAAAGAATGTATATAAGGCACGAGGGTTTCACTTCGTCAAAGAACAATCATTCATCTTCAAATGCCATAACTGTGGTAAGTCAACATCTTCGATAAACTTTATCAAAGACCATTGGCCATCAGTTCACAAAGAATATCTGAAAGAATTTCTATCAGAAAAAGGTATGAAACCTAAAAGAAAAATGCCATCGGCGAACGCTTTTAAGTTCACCCCACGAACAGATAATCTAAATAAAACTGTGGTTGAAAAAGAAAACAGTCTCAAGGCAATCGCCTTTCCTGTTCTCGAAAAGGCAATCGCAAAGAACTATCTCTTAGATAGAAAAATACCAGAATCTTCAATGACTGATTTATGGTTCGTATCATCGGCACAAACTCTTAGTATGTTGTCAGATAAGTATAGAGATAGAGTATTGGGTAAAGACCCAAGAATAATATTGCCATTCTATGACGAGAGTGGTGAATTGATTGGTGTATCAGGTCGTGCTATTAACGACTCACCATTGAGATACATGACCATGAGATTCAGAGATGATGTGCCGCTCATCTTCAATCTTAATAAAGTGGACAAGACTAAGACAATCTATGTCACAGAGGGACCCATAGATAGTCTATTCCTACCGAATAGTATCGCAGTAGCGGGTAGTGATTTTAAAAAGATACAAGATGATATAAAAGATAACGCAATACTAATATATGATAACGAACCAAGAAACGCCGAGATAATCAAAAAGATAGAAGAGGTCATTGACCTCGGGTACAAGGTGTGTATCTGGAACGATAGAAGAATAGAAGATTGCAAAGACATAAATGATATGATTATTAAAGGTTTGAGTGAAAGTGAGATTATCGAAATCATCAATCGTAATACAGTTTACGGTCTCTCAGCAAAATTACAATTGATGGAGTATAAGAAAATATGAACGCAGAAATAAATGTTATAAAGAGTGACGGCACAAAATCAATTATCGATTTAGATAAGATACATGTAATGGTAGAGAAGTCTTGCAGAGGCATCAATGGTGTTTCTGAATCTTCAGTAGAGATGAATAGTGGTCTACAATTCTTTGATGGTATCACCACAAAAGAGATTCAAAAGATTCTAGTGAAGAGTGCAAGTGATTTGATATCACTAGAGAATCCTAACTACCAATTCGTTGCTGCCAGACTGTTATTGTTTGGTATTCAGAAACAAGTATTCAATACCAAGTGGAAAGACTCAGAGATTTATCCACCCCTACAAGACTTGATTGAGAGAAACATAGACAAAGGTCTATACACGAAAGACCTAGTAGAGAAATACTCAGACAAAGAACTAAAGAAACTCAATTCATATCTAAGACATAGTAGAGACTTTGACTTTACATATGCAGGTCTACAACAAGTCGTAGATAAGTATTTGGTTCAAGATAGGTCAACAGGTACACTATTTGAAACGCCTCAGTTCATGTACATGTTGATTGCAATGACATTGTTTCAAGACTATGAATCAGACGATAGATTACTATATGTTCGTAGATACTATGATGCAGTGAGTATGTTTAAGATTAATATACCAACGCCAGTCATGGCAGGTGTTAGAACACCATTGAAACAGTTTGCATCATGTGTTCTGGTCGATACAGATGATTCACTAGACTCATTATTTGCATCTGATATGGCGATTGGTCGATATGTTGCACAAAGGGCAGGTATTGGTATCAATGCAGGTCGTATCAGAGGTTTAGGTGCAAAGATAAGAGGGGGTGAAGTACAACATACTGGTGTCATTCCATTCTTAAAGAAATTCGAATCAACAGTAAGATGTTGTACTCAGAATGGTGTAAGAGGGGGTTCTGCTACAGTTCATTTCCCTATCTGGCACCAAGAGATAGAAGACATTATAGTCTTAAAGAACAACAAGGGTACAGAAGACAATAGAGTTAGAAAACTAGATTACAGTATTCAGTTATCAGAATTGTTCTATCAGAGATTCTTAAAGAACGAAGACATTACTCTATTCTCACCACATGAAGTACCTGGTTTATATGATGCATTTGGTACGCCAGAGTTTGATGAACTCTATGAGAAGTATGAGAGAGCGACTTCAGTACCTAAAAGAAAAGTTAGTGCAAGAGAATTGATTACAGATTTATTAAAAGAAAGAGCGGAGACTGGCAGAATCTATATTATGAACATTGACCATTGTAATACTCATAGTTCATTTACTGATAAAGTAAACATGAGTAATCTATGTCAAGAGATAACATTGCCAACAGACCCAATAGACCACATTGATGACCATGGGGGTGAGATTGCACTTTGTATATTGAGTGCTGTCAATGTGGGTGTAGTTAAAGATGATGAACTACAAGACATATGTGAACTTGCAGTGAGGGGTTTAGAAGAACTGATTGATTATCAAGAGTATCCTGTAAAGGCGGCAGAGATGTCGACACTCGCAAGAAGAAGTCTTGGTATAGGGTATATTGGTCTTGCACATTATCTTGCAAAACATAGAGTCAAGTATTCGGATCCAGAGGCATGGCAACTAGTTCATGACTTGACTGAGAGATTTCAATACTACTTACTAAGGGCATCAAATCAACTTGCAAAAGAAAAGGGTAAATGTGACTACTTCGACAGAACTAAGTATGCACAAGGTTTATTACCAATTGACACATACAAAAAAGATGTTGACTCAATTGTGAAACCAGTATATACTAGAGATTGGGAATATTTAAGGGCAGAGATATTGACTCATGGTTTAAGACACTCAACACTTACAGCACAAATGCCAAGTGAATCGTCTTCAGTTGTATGTAATGCAACTAATGGTATTGAACCACCTAGAGACCATCTCTCAGTTAAGAAGAGTAAGAAAGGTACATTGAAACAGATAGTGCCTCAGTATTCTACTCTTAAGAGTGCATACACATTGCTATGGGATATGCCAGACAACACTGGTTATATCAATGTAGTTGCAGTGATGCAGAAGTTCTTTGACCAAGGTATTAGTGGTAACTGGTCATATAATCCAGAACAATACCCTAACAATGAAGTACCTGTGTCAGTAATGGCGAAAGACTTATTGAACACCTATAAATATGGATGGAAGACTTCTTACTACCAGAATACTATGGATGGTAAAGTCGAAGATGTTGTACAAGATGAACTTGCACCATCACAAATTGAAGAAGGAGATGAAGACTGCGATGCCTGTGCCATTTGATGAAAAAACTATAGAATATAAGTGTGTAGACGAGAATATCGCTAAGTGGAAAGACCAACAATCTGCTACACTTAGGGGTAAAACAAACCCAATGACATGGCAGTTTATGAAGAACAAATATGTTGTTGTCAGAGACTTCTTACCACAACACATGATTACCTTTGCGATGGATGTGTGGAAATCAGCAGAATACACCGATACTGCAACCACATTAGAAACACATGACATTACATATAAGAACCCCCAATCATCTAGGGGAACGAGTTCTGGAAAGTATTGTTCGCCATGGGGTAATGCATTGTCTCATTACATACATGAGAAACTAAAAGACTGTTTTGACATGACTTTAGAAGAGACATATTCATTCACCAGAAAGTATGTTAGAGGTGCCTATCTTGGTTCACATACTGATAGACCTTCATGTGAGGTCAGTGCAACATTGTGTTTAGATTACAAAACAGACGACAACACACCATGGACAATATGGTTGAGAAATGATAAGAACTATGCAGGTGTAGATGCAGAACAAGTTAAGAATGAATCACAAGATTTTAATCATAGAGACAGACTAAAGAATAATTGTATTGCAGTTGACTTAGAACCTGGTGATATATTATTGTATCAAGGTCCTAACATACCACATTGGAGAGATGAATTCTTAGGTGATTACAGTTATCATATATTTTCGCATTTTGTGAATTCAAATTCTATGATGCAACATATACCAGACTTTCATCATGGCGATGAAAGACGCCCTAAGACATCATTAAACCTAGATGGTAGAGAACATAGATGGTCAAATGACAATGACACATATGGTGAACAATCAAAAATCTTTAATGATAAATACTATGCCACAGATTATGGGCAATTCGTAAATTACTATGATGATTTAGAAGAAATAGAGAGTAAGAGATAATGACAGTTTTTAATAAGAAAAATATTGACTTCACAAAGAACAAGATATTCTTTGGCGAAGAATTAAACACACAAAGATTCGATGAGTTCAAGTATCCGATATTTGATAAACTCACTCAGACACAATTAGGATTCTTCTGGAGACCAGAAGAAGTATCACTACAGAAAGATAGAAGTGATTACCAACAACTAACAGATGCACAAAAACATATATTCACATCTAACTTAAGATATCAAACTTTACTTGACTCAGTTCAAGGCAGAGCGCCATCCATAGCATTTTTACCGTTTGTCACTCTACCTGAACTTGAGTCGTGTATTATCACATGGGACTTCATGGAGACTATTCATAGTAGAAGTTATACTCACATTATAAAGAACATCTATAGTGACCCTAGTGATATATTCGATACGATTATAGATGAACCTGCAATCGTTAAGAGGGCAGAGATGGTGACAGAGAAGTATGACCACTTCATTGAACTTGGTCGTAGAAGATTGTTAGGTCTAAAAGTAGATGACTATGACCTGTATAAGGCATTGTATCTTGCATTGATATCAGTCAACATACTAGAGGGTGTAAGATTCTTTGTATCATTCGCCTGTAGTTTTGCATTTGGTGAACTCAAACTCATGGAAGGCAGTGCGAAGATTATCTCATTCATTTCCAGAGATGAAGCACAACACCTTGCAATCACTCAACACATACTTAAATGTTATAAGAATCAAGAAAACGACTCACTCATGCATAAAGTTATGAAAGATTGTGAATCAGAAGTGTACTCAATGTATGAAGATGCAGTCGCCCAAGAGAAAGAATGGGCAGAGTTCTTGTTCAGAGAGGGTTCTATGATTGGTTTATCAATACCATTACTTGGTAATTACATAGAATACATTTGTAATAAGAGACTTAGGGCGATTGGTTTAGACCCAATATTCAATGTCTCTTCAACTAACAACCCTTTACCATGGACACAACATTGGTTTAACAGTAGAGGATTACAAAACGCACCCCAAGAGACGGAGATTGAATCTTATGTCATTGGTGGTATTAAACAAGATGTCGATGATAACACATTTGACAATTTTACATTATGAGAGAATTAGGAATGACATTAATCGGTTGTTTAGTAATAGCAACCTTCTTTACACTTAAAGTATACCCAAACTTAGAATATACAGGATACTCATCAAACACTTCATGCACTGGTCAGTGTTATGTTGACTATGTTGCATTGAACGGTACAAGTGTAGACATATTAAGGGCGAAACAAGAACTTGCAAATGCAGATGAGTTTAGTTCAATCAGAAGTTTATGGTCAGGTTGTGCCGCCTGTCATGGTGCAGAAGGTCAAGGTATGGCAGTCTTCCCAGCACTTGCAGGTCAAAGTAGTGATTACATTACTCAAAGACTATATGCATATAAGAATAGAGAAACAGTAGGTGCAATGTCATCTACCATGTGGGCACAGGCAGGTATGTTATCTGATGCAGATATACAAACTATAGGTAAATTTATACAACAGGAGTTGAAATGATAGAAATATATGGAAAAACACAATGCCCATATTGTGATATGGCGAAAAAATTATGTGAACAACAAGGGTATGACTTTGTATACAAATCACTAGGTACAGATTTTGACAGAGAAGAGATGATGAATACATTTCCAACTGCAAGAACATTTCCTCAGATTAAAGTGAACGAAGAATCTATTGGTGGGTATACAGAACTACTTGAGTGGCATAACAACAAATGAGAATTGTACACCTTTATCTACAGAGAGAACGAGATTGGGATGCAATGGATTTGAGATTGAAACATATCTGTAATTCATTGAACCGAGAAGAGTTCGAGGTGAGGGTGTATGTATTGGGGTTAGACTTCTATAAGACTGATAAGACTTTACCCCATATAGAACTAGATGGTAAGAAAAAGTCAATAGATAACTTTTGGAATGAAACAATAGGCGAAAGAAAACTAGATAATGGAGATTTACTGCAAGAATAATCTATTGTTAGACAAGGCAGTAGAGTATGCGAATACGCTGGGTATCAGTGAGATGCCTGCGATTATCAATATAAAACGATTACCACCATCATTCACGCAACAAGGGTTAATCGAACACCCACGAGAACTAGACAATCACATCTACATAAACATATTTGTTAAACTCAACAAAGAGAGATACATCACACTCGCACACGAAATGGTGCATGTCCGACAGGTACTAAAGGGTGAAGAAATAGACGAAAACGAGGCGTATTTACTTGAGAAAACCCTTGACAATGACCATCGAAAACGGTTATAATCCTACCATGATGAAAGGAAAAGTAAAAAGAATATTTATCGATATGGACGGTGTACTTGCCGACTTCTTAAGAGGGGTCGAAGGTCCACAGTATTTGGGTGAACCACTTACTAATGATGCAGAAGGTCATTCTACATATGACGATAGAAAAGAAGAACTAACAAACAAAAGACTGTTTGCAAACTTACCCCCAATGGTCGATATGTACGACCTACTCGCATATGTCAGACATTGTGAAGTACCATGGGAAATATTGACTGCCGCTGGTGAAGTCAACAGACACTTAGTAGTACATGACAAGAACGAATGGATTAAGAGATATGTAGACCCAACAGTTCCAGTGACATGTACATTTACTGGTACTCAAAAGGCGGCATATGCCTTTGAGGGTTCTGTATTGATTGACGATAGACAAAAGAATATCGATGCATGGATTGATGCAGGTGGTATTGGTATTGTCCATGTAAGTGCAAGAGATACTATAGAACAATTAAAGTTGTTAAGAAATAACGACTAAATACAAGTATGGAAAGATTAAAGAGATTGTGGAGTTGGATTCGCAAGACAACTAGATACATATATGAAAGCATCAAGTCGATGTTTGTTAAGAGATATCTGGTTACAGTTTCATTCAACAGTGTATATGGTGATTCAGACGATAGACAATTTATCGCCAAGAAAATTTTAGTACAAAAAGAGAAACATCTCAAATTTAGAGATGAAGACAACAAAGTAATCGAATACAGAAGTTCAGGTGGGCTGAACTTTATCATAGAAGATTACGAGTATGAGTATGGACAAGAAACCGAGTAGTGAAGACATATTGTTTTTGTTCTTGTTGTTCGGTGCATTACTCATAGTTATATTATAGGGAGTAAATATGAATCAGTTATTTATTGGTATTATACTCGTACTTGGTCTTGGTGGTTATTACCTCTACAATGAGAATATCACACTGAAAGACAATAACGCCAAGTTAGAGTATGCAGTAGAAGAACAGAAGGCGGCAATGACCGCAATGAAAGAGTCTTACGAGAAACAAGGTAAGGCATTGTTAAACATGTCAAGACAAAATGCAGAGATAGAGAAAGAGAAGGCAGAGTATCTATCAATATTTGCACGACATAACCTAGATGTACTCGCACTAAAGAAACCTGGCATGATTGAACTAAGATTCAACAATGCAAGTGAACAAGTTATGGAGGGACTAGAAGATGATACAGAGAAACTTTACAATATCGGCGCTGATAATACTCCTGAGTAGTTGTTCACTACTACCTGAACGAAAGGTAGAGATAGTCAGTAAACCCCTAGAGATAGAAATCATGCAACCTGATTTACCACGACCAGTAGAATTGACTGCACCCAAATGGTTTGTAGTATCTGAGGCACGAATAGTAAATCCATGTAAGAGAACATTATCATTTGAACCTAAGAGGTTTGATGATAAAGGTGTAGAACAACTTAAACGACCAAAAACATGTGAGTTGTCGCAAAGAGACAATCCAGACTGGCCAGAGGGATATACATATCTCGACAGATTCTTAGATGAGATGAAAGACCAGAACAATGGTGAGGTGTTATTTGTCGCAACATCAGTTGGCGATTACAAAGTCATGGCAGAAGACATGCAAGAACTAAAACGATACATCAAACAAATTGGTGAAGTCGTAATATATTATAGAGAAGTCACTACAAAGACTGAAGCGAAAGTTAATGAGACCAATAAAGACTAACAAATTACAGAATACATATGGACCATGTAGGGGAGACTATAAACAGACTTTCTCTACACCCATGTTTCAAGGTAAGGCAAACCTCAATCATGAAATTGTCGCAGAACACTGTAGAGATGTAGTAGGTAGAATACCAAAGGGTAATACAGAAACAGAATACACAACCTACTTCGAGCACGATTTGAGAGAAGAGACACATAACCAACCATGGTACAACGACTTCGCAAATCAGATGAAAGATACTTACATCGAATTCATCCGTAAAATGTGGCATTTCGATGTGACTGGAATATCTCGACATGACATACACCTATTTGCATGGGTGAATGTATATAATGAACCACACTCCCATTCAGTTCATAATCATGTCAAGTCCAGACTATCTGGTACCTACTATGTCTCTACAGATTCTAATTCAGAACCAATTACCTTTTATCATCCTAACATGAGTTCTCTTTTTGGTCATGGCGCCAGTGATGGTCAACACGAAGATGGTCAATATACATTTCAAGGTACGCCAGGTGGTCAGACAGAAATGGCATTTTATGCCGAAACTGGTGACTTCTTACTATGGCCCTCGTACATGACCCATGCAGTACCACAGGGTAGGTCACGAGGAAAAGGAATGATTGGTGAGATTAAAGAATACGAGAGAATATCAATCTCTTTCAATTTACAACATGCAGAGAATTTAGGGTCATATCATCATGGTGACCCATTTGATTATGGAGTTTTAA